AACTCAAATCTAAACGCCCGGAATACTATTGGCAAGTTCAAATGGGGATGGTTGCAACGGAGATGACTGAGGCGTTGTTCTTGTCGTATGATCCACGAATGCCCATCGGCAAGAAGCTCACGCAAACCTTGATCACTTTGGAGGAGGACATTCAAGAAATCATTGACGAGAAGTTGGCTGCGGCTGGAGAACTATTTTTGTCAATCACAAAATAAATCGTTCATTCACCAAGTCAAAGAAAAATATATTTTCATTTGTGAAAGTTATTGTGTTGTTTTGAATCACTATGAAACGCTATAAAGTTATTTACCAAGACAATGAAGACAATGATTTGTACTTCTGCCAGTTCTACGCTGCATCACTTGAACAAGCAAACGCATTCGCTTACGAAAAGATGGCGAGTAAGAGTGATGATTCAGTAACTTTCACCATTGAAGAAATTGCATAACTATGGACTTGATATTCTTACTCGTAATCACACCCATCACCATTGCGGTGATGTTCGTGTACTGGAAGTTGAAACAATACTTCAATGACTTTGACAACTTGCCTGAAGCATCACCGTATGAATTTGAAAGGGACAACTACATCCCCGAATTTGATACCTACACGAAGGCAATCTACAAGCACAAATTTTATAAAGGAAAAAACAAATGACAACAATTATCATTCTCGGACTGGCATTGTTTCTCGCCATTGCCTTGTTCAAAGTCAACGCACTTTCAACAAGAGAAGAAGAACTACAAGATCAAGTGAACAAGTTGAATCGTGAGATGTGGGATTTGCAAACTGAGAATCTGAGTATCAGGTCACAAATCCAATCGGCAAACGATCGTGCTAAAACTTGGGAACTTCACGCCAACGATTTAATTCAAAGTAGAAAAAATGCTCAAAGCACTGGTCGTAAAGGCATCAATTAATTTCATCATAAAGTGGCGAGTGTATTTCGCAGGAGAACTACTCGCCACATTTGAGAACGAACAGGATGCTATTGAATACGCAAACTTTATAGATAGACAATGAACAAATATATCAAAGCAACGGTAACGGCGGTAATGATTAACCAGCCGGAAACAAGGGATTGTGATTTCAAACTTATGACGGTGATCTACAAAGGTATGTGCAACGGCAATGACTTCTTCACGATGTTTGAAGCCAAGCAACTACCATCACCCGAAACTATCAGGAGAACACGAGCTCAACTCCAAGAGCATCACGAACATCTTCGTGGGCAGAAATACCAGTCACGCCAAAGATACCAAGTCAAAGTAAAAAAAGATTTGGGATATTAAACGACCATAAGGTAAAAAACAAAATGTATAACACACAAACAGCGTCAATGGTGAAGAGCAGTAACCACACGCAGAACGACACAACGGTGAACACCGTAATGAAAACAAATGACTATTCTCAATTCAAAAAAATTATCGGGAATAGAGATGTAAATCGGCTGCATTCTAAGAGATTAAAATCCAGCATTGAAAACTGCGATTTGTTATTTGCAAATCCTATTTTAGTCAACGACAAATTTGAAATAATTGATGGGCAACATCGTTATGAAATATGCGTTGAATTAAAGAAGCCAATTTATTATATTAAATGTAATGATTTGAGTTTAAAAGAAATACAAATTTTAAACGCCAATAGTAAAAATTGGAAATCAGAGGATTATATAAATGGCTATTGTGATTTAAATATGCCTGAGTACATATGGTTAAGAAATTTTTGTTCACGACATACTTTAAGTGCTGAGATTGGTGCAATTATTTCTCTTGGTTCAAGCAACAATAGTGAATGCATAAAAAATGGCAATTTTTCTGCACCAAATAAAATGAAAGCAGAAGAGATGGCAAGTGATTTAAAAAACTATTTTCAGTATTATGCAGGTGCGTATCGCAGAAGGTTTGTTGAAGCTATTGTTTCGCTGGATAAAGTCAAAGGGTTTAGTCACGAAAAGTTAATTGCCAAATTGAAATACCAGTCAACTAAATTGGTGGATTGTACTAATAGCAAATCATATGTTGCATTGCTTGAAGAAATTTATAATTACAAAGAACGAGGTGCTAAATTAAGATTCTTTTGATTATATTTGCTGCGTTAACTGGTATGTAAGAGATGCCGAAAGTTACACCACTATTGCCCTGTTGAATTAGTTGCACTCTTACTGCACTAATTTGATGGGGCTTTTTTTATGGCAAAAGAAAAAAAATCATTTCTCCTGTACTGTGATATTATTCACACCGTAGAACAATTAACTGATGAACAAGCTGGTAATTTGTTTAAGCACATTCTACGCTATGTAAACGACCAAGACCCACAAAGTGATAGTGTGATCACCAAGATTGCATTTGAACCAATTAGACAAGCATTAAAAAGAGATTTGGAAAAATACGAATCAATCAGGAAGCGTAATTCTGACAATGCTCGTATGCGATGGGATGCGACCGCATTAAGTGGCATACCAAATGATACCAAAAATGCCGATAGTGATATTGTTATTGGTATTGATAGTGATAAAGATATAAAAGTAAAGAAGGATGTTTTTATCAAACCATCCATTGTTGAAATCAAAACCTATATGACTGAAATCGGAATGGCTGATGTATCCGAGAAGTGGTTTGACTACTACGAATCAAACGGATGGCTTGTAGGTAAAAACAAAATGAAGAACTGGAAGGCAGCCGTCCGAACTTGGAAGAGCAACAACCTTTCAAATAATACCACTACTCCACAAATTATCCACCGAAAAGTATTTAACTTGCAAGAATATGACGAGCGAACTTGAAGATTACATAATTGGTCAACTACTATTCTACGATCAAACACGGGCAATGTTGCCGAGAATCAAATCACAATGGTTTGAAACACCACTCAACAAAAGAATCTTTGATGTGATGTTGGAGATGTACATTAACAACGATGAGATTGATGTGCTGACATTGGGCAAGAAGTTCAATCGTGTTGAGATGGTTGCCATCGTTCGCTTGACTCAAGATGTATACGGGATGCCAAACATCAGCAGTCACCTTCCATCACTTGAACACAGGTATCTCAAAAAACAATTGATTGATAACATCAGCAACTTGGATTTGACTGCGGACTTAAAAGAGATCCTCACCAATATGCAAACGATGGTGGACAATACAAAGTTCACAACCATCAATGATCCAGTTCAGATTACATCAGTTACCAACAAGACCGTTGATGCAATTATTGAGGCGGTGCAAAGAGGTGACAAGCTCACGGGTAGACAAACGGGATGGGGAGGACTTGACCGGGTATTGGGTGGATGGAACAACGGTGATTTGATTGTAATGGCTGCAAGACCTGGTCAAGGTAAAACGGCATTGGCTTTGTCGCTGATGTATGACTTTGCCAAGATTGGTGGAAAGGGATTGTTTCTTTCTTTGGAGATGAGCAATGAGCAACTTGTAAAAAGATACTTGTCGTTGATCACCGACCTTGCCAATTGGAAGATTCGCAATGCAAACCTTCGTGAGTTTGAAGTCCATCAACTGATTAATTCAGCACTCAATCAAACAGTTCAATTCTTCATTGATGACGATCCAAATTGCAGTATCCAACAAATCAAATCAAAGGCAAAAATCCACAAAGCGAAACACGGACTTGAGTTGTTGGTGATTGATTACATCCAGTTGATCAAAGGAACAAAAACAAACCGGGAACAAGAGATTGCCGAGATATCAAGAAACCTAAAATTGCTTTCTAAGGAACTAAACATCACCGTGATAGTGTTGGCTCAGTTGTCACGCAAATGTGAGGAGAGAGCGGACAAAAGACCTATGCTGAGTGATATCCGTGAGAGTGGAAGTATTGAGCAAGATGCGGATGTCGTGATGTTCCCATTCAGACCGGCATACTATTCAGGAGAGAAGCTCCAAGAAGAAGAAGCCGAATTGATTATCGCAAAGAATCGTCACGGTGAGTGCTACACAATCAAAACGACATTCATCGGTGAACGCACAATGTACGAAGAACGACTATGAGAAAGTATTGGACAAAGCAAGAGGTAGATATTTTCGTCAAGATATATCCGCATACGATCACAAACGAAATGGCAGTACAGTTCAACTGCACTATGTCGCAGGTATACAACAAAGCAACCAAATTGGAGCTGAAGAAAACACCTGAGTATTTAGCCATCAATGGTGGACGGATTAAAGAATCCAATATCAACACCCAATTCAGGAAAGGACAAAAAGCTTGGAACAAAGGGATGAAAGGATTGCATATTGGAGGAGTGGAAACACAGTTCAAAAAAGGACACAAGCCACCGAATTGGAAACCGATTGGATATCGTTCAATTCGTGATGGATACCTGGTAGAAAAAACCGACAAAGGATTTCAGTTTGTTCACATCCTACTTTGGAAACAACACAACCAAGAGATCCCGAAAGGAATGTTCGTGGTATTCAAAGACCGAAACAAAATGAACATCACAATTGAGAATTTAGAGTTAATTGATAGGGCTGAAAATATGAGGAGAAATTCCTATGTCAACCTACCCGAAGAAATCAAAGAAGTAATTCACATCAAAAAACAAATAACAAGAAAAATAAACAGCTATGGCAAGAAATAAAATGACCGACCTACGAGATCACCTTTTTGAAGTATTGGAAAAATTAAGAGATGGTGAGATTGACATTGAAACTGCACAAACGATGGCAGATGTTTCACAAGTGATTATCAACTCAGCCAAGATTGAAGTTGACTTCATCAAAGTAACTGGATCAACATCGGATTCAGGATTCATCCAACTTGGAGAACACAATCAAAAATTGTTATGATTGATTACCAAGAGATGCACCTGTTGAAGCAAGAAGTCAAACGGCTCAAAGGTGTAATCGCAGAACTGAACGATTCACGGATGCGAGAGATCAAGAAACTCAAAGACCAAATCGTGAACCCACGATGCAAAATCAACGAGATTGATGCCGAATGGACTGAAGCAATGAGGGTAGTGTGCATCATCTACGATGTAACCCCCGATGAGATACTGGAGAAGGTGAGAAGGCAAGGCATAATGGATGCCCGTCATTTGTTTTGTTATCTTTGCAAAAAGCATTTGCGGATGACCTACCTTTCCATCGGTCAGGTACTGCACCGTGATCACTCAACCATCATCCATTCCGTTCAAACCTATGAAGATCTGATCACCTATGACAAATCAATCAATCAATTCTATGTTGAGGCTATATCCTTATTGGGTCTGCACCTCCACGAAAGGTCTAAGCTCGTCAATCAGTATAGTCCAATCTGAGGAGGAAGCGTTACGCATCAAGAAAAAATACGAAAAAGATGGTTATATTTGCATTATTGAAAAGAAAAGTTGACAAAAGCGGATATCATATTGGAGTTATCCAAAGCCGATTGGCTGAGGAAAGCAACGAAGAACATCGCTAAGAACAACGAACTTGCCAACGAACTTTACCAATACTTTTTTTTAACCATCCTTGAGAAACCTGATGACTATGTTGAGAAGTTGCACCGAGAAGGATATCTCCAGTTTTGGGCAATCCGCACTTTGTACCTTTGTATCAACGGCAACCGGCATCCCTTCGGTGGATCTCGCATCTATGACCACTACGATGTTTATGAGCTGGACTTCCCCGAAGAACCCGACTTACTCGTTGAGCGAGAGCAAGAAGAACAAATTGAGTCAAACCGAATTAACAAAATAAACCAAGTAACGGAAACGGCATACTTCTATGAAAGAGAACTATTCAAACTTTGGTGCAGCGGAATGTCAGCGAGAGCCATCCACCGCCAAACCGATATCTCAGTCAGAGAAGTGCTGCGAGTAATTAAACTAATGAAAGAAAGATGTACAACGAAATAATTGGAATTGCTTGTCTAAGCATCATCATCGTCAACTTCGGTAAACCAGCCGACCTTCTCAAACGCTATCTCTACGGAAGCGACTATGCAAAGTGGAAACGAATGAAACCACTTGATTGTGCTTTTTGTTTGTCGTGGTGGTTGGGATTGTCCTTTTTTATATACACCTACGGATTTGTGGGTATCTTATACGCATCCATCGCAACCGTAATTGTCGCAC